CCAAAGACTGCAAAAAAGGACAAAGATGGGAGGGTAGTGATGCCCGATATGCATCAGCTTAAAGGAGGATCAGAATGGGGTAACAACGGCAAGAGCATAATCATTATACACAGAGATTTTGATAGCCATGCAACGGATATAAAAGTGGACAAGGCGAAACCTGCCATTGTAGGAATCCGGGGAACAACCTCATTATCATACGACATTAAGCAAGGCAGGTACTTTGAAATATTAAACGGAGGAGTTAAGAAGTATTCCCAACCATTGGGAGAGGGAGAGGAGATCAGCAGACAGACAGAGATGGAAGTATTGAACAATGGATTGTTAGAAAAATTCAAGGGAGAAAGTGAATGCCCGTTTTAGATAACACAAAAATAAAAACCGTTTCAATGGTTTTTAATGACTGTTAAAGCACGTTTTAATGTGCTTATTTTATAAATTTAACAATGAACAAAAACAAAATGATATGACAACAACAGAAGTATTACCAACCCAACAATGGGAGCTAACAACAGACAACGTATTGTTTACCATAAATGAACAGGGTAAATTGATCAGCTTTAAGAAAGGGAAAATTTGCAAGGTTCATGGAAGCGGAGAAACTATTGAGGCATATTGGTTGGATGATATATGGAAACCCATAACGATCAGTAAAGATGAATTTGTAAAATATTTCAAGAAAATATCCTGCACCAATGATATGATGACAACAACAGAAACAGATGTGCGGTCGCTATTCCCTTTCGCATTAGATAGCATCTTCAGAATCAAAGGGCAAGTTTATGAGTTACTTGACAGATCACAATATTGGGATTACAAAAATCACAGAGAATCATTTAAATACAAAATGCGTAAATTTGATGATGAGGGTAGTTGGTTTGAGGTCAGCCATGAGCAGATCATCAGCAAAGATTATGAGGTAGTTCACAGGGCATTGTTTATGAGAAACAAAAGAAAATGGATGAGATAAAACTATTAGAAGTCCGGGTAAAGCTTGTTGCCTTAATGGAACGGATAAAAGCAAAAGGAGGAGATGCCCATCAAGATGAGCAACAGACATTGATAGAGGCAAACCTAGCAATCAGACATTTGGAGAAAGAGAACAAAAGATTGTTTAGTGCGTACACCAAACGGCAACGGAAATGGGCGGAGTTGAGCATTGAGAACAGCCAATTAAAAAAGCAGATAAAAGCATTGACAGAGAATGTCCAACTATGATGAAGCGATTACAGAGGTTTACAGATTGCTGCAAGACCTATCAAAAAAGATTACCCGGAACAGGAACGAGGCAGATGAATTATTGCAGGAGGTTATAATGCAGATATTGGAAAAGGATAAAAGTCAGATCATGTCAATCAACAAGGAGAACAAGTTGATAGATTACTGCGCCAAGATTATGCTGATTAATTACAATAGCTCATACTCCAGATACAACTATCAACGAATCAAACATAAAAAGATATGCGGTCATTCAATTGACTATGAGAATTTTATTGAGCTTTACCATTTCACTAATGACATTCATGGGCATTATAGCCGGGATGAATACATTGAACAATCAAGGGTTATCAAGTTCATGCAGGATGATAACAGATTTGATACTATTGACGTAGGATTGATGAGGGCATATTTCGGAGTGCAATACAATTTCAAGGAGATGTACAATGAACTAAAAGAACAGGGTGCAGGTTCTTTCTCTTACGGATGGCTGCATAATCGTTTAAAGAGGGTTAAATCATTGATGCCAGATAATTTCAGAGAGCTATGGAGGAGTTAAAAGCATTGATATTCTGCTCAACTGTGCCGTTCTTGGTATCGGATTATCTCCCGGATTTCATCAAGCGGATAACCTGCACACAAGTATCTGTATTATATCGGAGCAATCCTTTTAACTGCATTATCATTCAAGCCATTGAGTTGTCCTGTGTGCTTGTCTATCTGGATTGCAATATTTATTACCTTGACAATTAACGAAAATTTTATATTATACATTGGTGCAGTACCTATTTGCGTGGAGGCAATAGAGAGGCATTTGAAGTTGTTTAAACTATGAGCTATTATACAGATTTAAAAGAGTACGATGATATATTGTTCCTTTACCAACGGACACAGACCATCAACAGAGGCAAAGCGGAGGAGGTACGCAAATTGTTAGACCTGTACGAAACTCATTCCGGGGTAAAGGTTGACAAGGGTTGCTCAGTATGTGTTGCCAGAGCAATGAGCAGGATGGTAAAGACATACTACCAATTCAAGGAGCAGTACAGTAAACGCAGAAAAGGCAAATAATGATTACATTGAATGATCAGCAAAAGAGAGAAGATGAGGTTTGGAAACTACCCAACAACGAAGGGTTGATTGTTTCCAACGATGGGAAAGTTTATGCCTACTTGAAGTCTGCAACATACGTCAATGTAGCAGAGATTAATGGAGTAGGTTTAAATGAAGATGCACAAAGTACAATCAAGCGAGTTAGAGATGCCGGGCATGAGTTCTGGATTGATCCAACGTCTATATCATTGGATTACGTTTGTTGGTACTTTATTGAAGATGCTGATGATTTTTTTATGAATTGAATGAGTAGAGAGCTAACAATAAAGGAGAGAAAGTTTGCCGAGTTGGTTGTTGAGTTGGGCAATCAATCGGAGGCGTACAGACAAGTATTTAAGCCAAAGAATAGTGATAAAAGTTGGATAAGAACAGAGGCAACAAAACTAATGCAGAACCCAAACATAACCCAAACGGTCAATCAACTCAAGGAACAAACTGCTCAAAAGCACAGTATCAACCGGGAGTGGATAGTGCAGAAGTACATCGGAATGGTTGAAACATTTGAGCAGATAAAAGCGTTAATGGACAAGGACAAATTAACCAAGACAGACAAAGAGAAGATATACGCAATGGCTAATAGTGGACTGCTAAAGGGCAGCGATGCAAAAGGGGCATTAGACTCATTGGCAAAGATGTTGGGGATGAATGAGCCAGAGAAGATCAAGCAAGAGCAGACAATAACAATTGAGGTAAAACGCAACAGAGATGAGGAATGATGATTTGCAGCCCGGAGATGCTTTGCTCATCTTGATGCTGATACTAGCCATCGGATGTTTAGCGGTTCTTTATAATCTGCTGATATAATGAAAGTGACTCCGATTTTTGAACAGAACTATGATGCACAGGAGAAGATTGTAATAAACAGAGGAGGCACAAGGTCAAGTAAAACCTACTCCCTTGCTCAACTATCAGCGTTGTGGTTAATGACAGGATGCTATGGAGAGGGGCAGTATTGCCATAGCGGAACATGGGCAACGGTTAGAAAATACAGAACCACGTTAGACAATACGGTTGTCAAAGACTTTGAGGAGATAATGCACAATGAGGGATTCTATGAGCAGGTTGAACATAACAAGACTAAGAAAACCTACAAGTATGAGGATAGGGTTGTGCGGTTTATGGGAGCAGACGATGAACAGAAGCTCAGAGGGAATAAGCAAATGATCCTGTACTGCAACGAGGCAAATGAACTGAATTACAGAAAGGAGTTTTTTCAATTGCTCATCAGAACCGAGAGAAAGATATATTTAGATTTCAACCCGGATGATGAGGATGTATGGATAAACACAGAATTAGAGCAAAGAAGAAAGCAACAAGAGAAAGATGTTGCCGTAATAGTTAGTAATTATAAACACAATACATACCTGCCAAGCTCATTAGTCAAGGAGATTGAGTTGTTGGAAAAAACAGATAAATCATTCTGGACAATTTATGGACTCGGGCAGTATGGAAAAATAGAAGGATTAGTATATGAAAAAGGTTTTAAGTTATGTGATAGCATCGATAGTAGGATTGATATTATCGCCATTGGTATTGATTTTGGGTATAGCAGTAGCCCTGCAACTTGCGTTGAAGTATATCGTGATGGGAGTAAGCTATATTTTAGAGAAGTGCTTTACAGGGTTGGCATCCACAATAGAGAACTATATCAAGAGATTAGGAGGCAAGGTATAAATTTAAATACTAAGTTTATCGCTGATTCCGCAGAGCCAAAAATCAATTGATGAGCTTTACAGTATGGGCATGAATATTCATCCTGCAAAAAAGGGCAAGGATTCAGTCAATAACGGCATTGATATTCTCAAGCGGTTCGAGTTTGTGGTTCAAAAAGATTCCATTAATCTGATCAAGGAGCTGAAGTCTTACAAGTGGGAGATTGACAAGAACGGCAAAGCAACGGGAAAGCCTGTGAAAATGTTTGACCATTGCATGGATGCAATCAGATACGTGGCATTAAATGAGTTGGCAGAATCCAACAGAGGGGTTTATAAAGTGAGATAATTATTGTACATTTATGGTTCAGAGTTCGGGATATCCTTTCCCGATTTTGTTTTTGTTTTTGTTATAAAAGGGAGGTGCGCTGCATCTCCTTTTTTGTTGCTTGACACATTCGATAAAAATTATATTATAGTGTATGGAAATGAAATTAAAGATTCCNAAGAATTGGGATGGCATAACGGTNGGCAAGTTCGCAGAGCTTTATCCTGTGCTNACNTCNGATGGTAAATTGGTTGAGAGAGTACCTGCATTGATTTCGGTGTTGTCCGGGTTTCCATTGGATGACATCAAGAAAATAAGCATTGAAGATTACAAGCGCATTGCAAAGCATTTGGATTTCTTAAATGACTTTGAAGGGTTGAATAAGATGCCAGATTCATTCAAGATTGATGGACACAGATATCACATTGATACGGACATCAACAAGATGACAGGTGCGCAGTACATGGACTTGATGCACTTTCTGGGAGAGTGTAACAACAATGATTTTCTAATCATTCAGAACCTGCATAAGATATTGAGTTGCATTGTTATTCCAGATGAGAAGAAAGCATTTGGTTGGAAGAAAGGAAAGTACAACGGAGAGAGGCACAAGGAGATCAGCGAGGCAATAAGGGATAAGATGAGTGTGAAGTATGCATATCCGATTGCGGTTTTTTTTTGGAATCTCTCGCAAAAGTTAATGCCGATTATAAGCGACTATGGGAGCAGCCAACTAAAAAAGGCAGAGGAAATACTAAAGCAGGTGGAGAAGGACTTAAAGGATGGGGATGGTTTGTAACGCTAGACAACCTCTCAAACGGATGCCCGGAGAAGTGGGAGTTTTACTATGACATGAAGTTGATTGAATTTTTAAATATCCTGTTATATTACAAAGACAAAGAAGAGTACTATGAGAAGCTCAGACAGTTGAATGAGTTTAAAATGAAGCATTAAAGATGGCAGATAATACATTCCCATTAACAACAGATGCCCTGCAAGATTGGTTGAATATCAAGATCAGAAAGATGCAGAAAAATCTTGACAGAAACAAGAGCAACAATTCTGGACAGTTGAGGCAATCATTGGGTAGGAATTATGATAAGGGTGTAACGGAGAGGGGCGGTTTTATTTTGGGAGTAATAGATGCGGTTGATTATTGGAGAGAAGTAGATGAGGGAGTTAGAGGTGTTGGCGGTGTTTCTTCGATAAGCGGAAATGCAATGCCAAATCAGAACACAACCTCATCAATGAGATACAAAAATAAGATGCCTCCATTACAAGACCTTTTGCAATGGGTAAAAACCAAACTACCTGCGAGGGGAGATGATTTGGAAACTGCTCTGAATATTCAACAGGGCATTTTTAGGAAAGGCAAGAGAGCAACCAACTTTGCATCATCGGTATTAACCGACAAAGACATAAAAGAATTAACTGAGCAACTTGCCGAAACAATGGCAGAGGACATTGCAAATAATATAATACCCGAATAATGGCAATAGCAATAGTAAATACTCCTGCGGACTTTGTACCTGTTAACAACAATGTGATATGGACAGGCACATCAACAAACGTGGCACAACCTCAATTTAAATACCTTGTTGATATCGTTATCAATGCGGTTACTGTTTACCGTTACAAGATAAAACCAGAGCCCGGAGGATTACAGTTGTTGGTTGTAGATGTTTCAAAGATTCTGCGGAATTATCTCTCAAAAGATTTGTATTTGCCAACGGCAGATCAAGGCATCAGAACGGGCAATAATTCCTTTGTTGAGTATGACATTGAGATAGGGGAGGAGTATGAGGTTGCAGGAGTGTTGCAACAATTCCCTCCAACGGCAACGGCAACTCACTACGTATTTAACGGAGCTTTGAGTTACGTTGATTTTGTTGACTTTGTGCCGAGTACATATCTTGATTCAAAGTTCTTGACCAATGCGCCAAGAATACAAAACACATTTTTGGAGGGCAGAGGAGCATTGCATCTGATGGTTGATGTTGGCACAACAATAACAGACCTAGCAATAGAAACCTATCTCGGAGGAGTGTTGCAGAATAGTTATTCAATTACAACCTTATTCCCGGCAACGAATTACTATCTATTTGCAGCAGGGGTTGATACAATCAATGACATTGATCCTGTTTACTTTTCTGCTCCTGTCGTTCAACCTATCATTCACACATCAGTTGACCAATACATTGTGCAAGTAAATCTCTCAACAGGCTCAACCGAGCAATTCACTTTTAACATCGTTGATACTTGTTATGATCCTATCCGGGTGCATTGGCTCAACAGATTAGGCGGTTATGATTGGTTTGACTTTGAACTTTCTGCCAGAGATAATTATAGCGTGGATAGACGTTCAATGAAACAAGTTCCCGATGTTGTCGGACAAACGGGAACGGTTACATACTCCAAACAAGATAGAGTGAACCTTGATTATTGGGTTAAGGAGAAGCGCAAAACAACTCTAACATCTAATTGGATAAGCGGAGAGCAATCAGAGTGGTTGAAAGATATGCTATCCTCACAGGATATTTACTTGGAGATAGGAGGCGAATACATTGCCGTTAACATAGACCAAGCAAACTATGATGTGAAGTATGAGGATAGAGATGAGCTTTTCAATTTAGAGGTGGCGTTCAATTATGCTATTGATTCGGATAGACAACAATTTTAAATGGACAGGCAAGAGTTATTTATAGAGAATCAGTTGGTTGAGTTAACAGGAGATGTTGCCGTTGCTTTAAACTTTGCCATCAGCGATATTGCAGAGCCAGATAAGGTAAAAGCGGATTACTCCAAGACAATCACGTTGCCGGGTTCGTCTACAATAAACAGTATCTTCTCTTTTATCTACAATGTCAATATAGACCTCGAACACGCATCCGCAACATTCAATCCTAACATCAGAGCAGAGGCGAGGTATTGNATNAACTCCATNGAGTTAATTGATGGNTATTTACAACTCAAGAAANTCAACATCAAGGAGGGNGGNATCACNTATGATGTGAATCTATTTGGCAGGAATGCAAATCTNTTCAGCGANATAGGAGAGGCATTAATGACAGAGTTGGACATTAGCGAGTTCAACCATGATTGGACTTTGCAGAACGAGGAGGACAGTTGGGCAACGCAGATAATACAAGGCGGTGTGCCTGTTCCCTTTGCTCTGGGCAATGGCTATTTATATCCGTTCATTGATTACGGATTTGACAATTCGGAGGATGAGTTTGCGGTTGATCACTTTCTCCCGGCAGTTTACGCAAAGACATATTTGGACAAGATATTTGAATCGGCAGGATATACGTATAACTCAACATTCTTTAACTCAACGTATTTCAAGAGCTTGATAGTGCCAATGGGCAGAAGTATGAAATTGACAGAGGCGCAGGTTGAGGATAGGAAAGTGGTTATAAATACTCCATTAACAACAACCGTATCATTGGGGTTGGTTGGTTCGGTAGCGTTTCAATCGATTACATTTACAAATGAGGTTCAAGATAATCTCAACCAAATAACAGTACCATCGACAACCATAACCGTTGCGCAGTCTGGAATTTATAACCTAATAGGAGAAGCAAATTACAACGCGGTTTTTACTCCATCCGTTCCGCTTGTTTCAGTTGATTCATTGGTTATAATGAGAGCAAATTTGCAGGTAATAGTTAACGGAGTTCTACAAGCAGGGAGGCAGATGAACATACAACCTGCATCATCATTTATAACAAGCTATACAACGGCAATCAATCCTGCTCCTCCATCTGCTGAATATTCGGACACATTCAACCCTGCATCCGTTAGCATTGCAACTCACAACGGCATAACATTACAGGCAGGAGATTTAGTTGAGATGCAGGTGCAGTATTCATTGGTTAGGTTGGGGGGTGCTGTCATTCCTCCTCTATCAGCAACGGCATTATTCGAAGATGTAGCAACTCCCGGCACGTACTACGGTGGCACAGTTGATTTGAATATCAGAGCAGCAGACCTGCGGATGATAGCAGTTGGCTCAGCCTTATTTGAGGGCAATGCCATTGATATGAATACTTGCCTACCTGAGAAGATCAAGCAAAAGGAATTTTTAAAAGGCATCATCAATATGCACAACTTGTATGTGCAACCAGACAGAGAGAATCCAAAGATATTAGATATTGAACCAAGAGATGATTTCTATACAACGGATGTAGTTGATTGGAGTGGCAAGTTGGACACAAGCAATGATATATTGATTGAGCCATTAGGAGCATTGAAGTTCCGAGATTTCGAATTTAGTTATAAAGCGGATAAGGATTATTATAACAAGCTCTATGAAGATACGTATGATGAGGTTTATGGATATCGCAGAGTTATACTTGACAATGAGTTTTTAAAAGGAACTAAAAAGGTCAGCGTAATGTTCTCTCCAACTCCTATCATCGGGGATGAGAATCATGATAGGATTTACCCGGAGTATATTCAAGGAGGATAACGATAACAACAAAACACAATTAGATAGCAATATCAGAATCCTTTATTATGGAGGGCTGAAAGCAACTAATCAAAGTTGGTTACATACAAGCAGTTTAGTTGCTGATGTTACCAGAATTGATTATGCTTATTCCGGGAATCTCGATGATCCATATAATCCAACGGTTGACCTTAATTGGGGATTGACAAAGGAGGTTTACTACAATGGCAATTATGCAACTGTTAACGGAACTATTGCAGGGTTGGTAAATAGGTATTATTACAATTATATCCGGGAGATAAGCAATGAAAATAGCAAGATAGTAACGGCATATTTTAACTTGAATGCAGTTGACATCAATGAGCTATCATTCAAGAAGCAATACTTTTTTAATAACTCCTATTATCGTTTGCAAAAGGTTATGGATTTCAGCCCGTTGAACAGGCAGCTAACTAAGTGCGTATTTATCAAGTTGGCAGAGATAGTTGACTTTGTTGATGCTCCCTTTATAATAAACGGAGGCAGCGGAACAGTAACAGGAGGAGCAGATACAGAGCCATTGCCATCCTTTGATTCATTATTCAAAGACAACAATACCAGATGAGCAGGAGAATCAAGATATTAGGTAAAGACAATTTTGTTGATTCATCAGCAGATGGTGTGTTGGTAATTGGCAACAATAACCAAGTATTTGGAAAGGTTGAGAATGTTGTAATTGTCGGCAATGGGCACACGGTTGATGAAAGCAATATAGTTCTGATTGATGGAGATGTTAAGCGGTTCAATGAAAGTAGCGCAGGGGATAGAGTTGTGTGGACAGATTCGGCAAATTATCGCACAGATGCAAACACTACATATTATCTAGCAGACACAACAAGCAACAACATAGTGTTTACTTTGTCCGTAAATGAGGGGGATTACTTTCCGGGGATGGAGTTCAATTTTAAGAAGCTCTCTGCATTAAATGGAATCCTAATCAACGCAGGAACAAAGACAATTGATGGCAATCAATACCTCCCGATGTATGGGGACAATGATTCAGCAACGATTGTATATGATGGAAGCAACTATCACAAATTGCAACAATCCTCCGATGACTTATCATTCGGGCTATAATACTATAACGGCATTCCAGACCATACGGATAGCACAGAGAAAGCAAATGATAAACTATGGAGGGTTAACCATTGCAGGAACATTAATAATTGACGGAGATTTAATTTTAAAATAACATGGCATTAATACAACTAGGAACGGCAGACGGCAGTATATTAGGAAATCCAACGGCAGGAGATTATTACATCTTCATGGATTCTAATAACTCGAACCAATTAACATCAAGAAATTCAGCAGGAACAGATATTGTTTATGGAGCAGGGGGAGGAGTTGGAGATATGTTGGCAGCAACTTATGACCCAACAGGACAAGCCAATGATGTCTATGATTATGCTCATGCTCTGGGGGTTACTCAAATCACAGCAACAATAATAACTCCTGCAACATTAACGGCAACGGCAAACGATTATAGTCCGACGGGCTTTGCAGACTGCAACATGATACGGCAGGACATAGATGCGAATAATAGACAGATAACAGGGTTCGTTGCTCCATCGGTTGGAGTAAATAGAATAATAAGAATCAACAATTTAAATACATCCGGGTTCGACTTGAGATTTCAGCATAATGATGCAGGAAGCGTTGCAGCGAATCGGTTACTATTAAGGGATGATGCAAATAAGTCAATAAAACCGAATGAGACAGCAGGATTTTGGTACGACCACACGAGTTCAAGATGGCGGCCAATTGGGAGAGTGGGATAAAAAAACAAGAAATAAAATGGACAAGAAAATTTTACAAAGAAGATAACGAGGCAATCCCGGCAATTGTATTTGAATTGTCTGCGCCTGTTGGCTTTACAGAGATAACCGACAATGCAGAGATTAAGGAATTGTACTTGATTCAATATCAAAGCAGAATTGATGACGGCAAAAATTGGGTGCTTGACTTTACTGTCGGATTTATTACATTGATGTGCTGAATGGCGCATATACGGATGTCGGATGCGTTTGATCTGGAGAGTCACATTTCAGACCTATACAATCAATTGAGCAATGGTTGGTGGTTAACTGCTCAGAATACAAATGCAAATTTGGCATTATCTGGGATTTATGACCAAGCAATGAAAGATGAATTGCAAAGCATAATTGATGATTATGTAAACGACAACTATTAAAAGAAATGGCAGCAGCAAAGGAAAATATAGTAATTGATGTAACGGTTGACACAGGCGATGCAACCAAGAGCATTAGTGGGATTGAGGATAAGATTGAGGAATTAACCAAGCAACGGAATGAGTTGCAGATTGGCACAGAAGCATTTGAGAAAGTATCAAGGGAGATACAAGGATTGGAGCAGGATATCAAAGGTGTTGAGTTACAATTTGAGGCGTTGGACATGGAGCAAAAGATGACGGCAGGAACGGATGCGGTTGTCGGTCGTTGCCGGGGGAGTTTATGGCGGCGACAAGGGGCAATGACCTTAATGGGAAGCGAATCCGAAAGTTTAGAGAGAGCCTTAACAAAGATGGCTGCTGCGATGAGCATAACAATGGGGTTGAGAGATTTATCAACGGGAGTTATTGCATTACGCAAATTAGGAGGAGCATCAGAGTTGGCAAGGAAAGGAATAGTTGCATTGAATACTGCAATGAAAGCAAATCCTTGGGGTGCATTATTGGCTGCGGTTGTTGCCGTTGCATCTGCGGTTGCTCTATTCGTTGTCAACTCCCGGAATGCTGCAAAAGCATTAGATGTTCAGCATCAAAAATCATTACTATTAAATGAGGCAAGAAAGGAATCAATAAAAGCAATTGGAAAGGAGAAACAAGATTTAGCATCATTGGTTAAGATTGCCAAAGATGAAACTAAAAGTAAGGCAGCCAGAGAAGAGGCAATCAAGCAGATCAATGAAATTAGCCCGGAATATCTAGGAAATATAACTGCGGAAACAATCAATTCTGAAGATGCAACAATTGCCATAAACAAGTACGCAGATGCGATTGAGAAAAAAGCAAGGGCGCAGGCATTCTCTCAAATGTTCGCAGACCTTGAAGCGCAAATAATAGAAAAAGAATTAAAGTCTAATGAGGAGCTTGTGAAAAGCGGATTAGGTGTAGCAGATAGTTATAAAAATATAGCTACGCTAGGCGTTCAAGCTTGGGAGGGATTGACAGGAGCAAGAACTGAGTTCAATACTTTTGAGGAAATAGCAGCAGAGCAAGGCAGAAAAAATACTGAGGATGAGATTGCAGGACTAGTTGCCCGAAAAACGGCACTAAAGGAATTGATGGAGGCAGACAAGGAGGCTCTGTTGGAAGTTGAAGCATTTGAGAGAGAGAGAGGAAAGCAGATAGAAGCAACCAAAACATTAACCGATGCGCAGAAAGCTTTACGAGATGAGATGGATAAAGAAGCGCAATCCATCAGAAAGATCAGAAACGAAAAAAGCAAAAGCATTAACCAATTTTTTGAGATTGGGCAGGATGCTTATGCAAAGGAAATCCAGAGCATTAAGGAATTAGGGGAGGCATTGAGGGCAGATTCTGAATTGAGAGCAGAGAAGGCAAAGGGTGTTGTAGGGGTTCAAAAGGAGAATGCAGATGCGGTCAAAGATATTTGGATGAATGTGTGGGCAGAGATGGCTGCAAAGGATAATGAGAGAACAGAGCAAGAGATAGCTAATAGACAGAGGGTAGCAGACCAAATTAATGAGGGCTTTGATTCTGCTCAAAACTCTGTTAATGCCTTATCTGCTTTAAATGAAGCAGCATTAGCAAGGCAGATAAAAGGATTAGAGGTTGGAGATAAACGCAGAGAACAGATTGAGCGCAAAGCATTTGAAAGAGGACAAGAAAATACAGATAGCACAGGCAATCATCTCCGGGTTGCAGGGCGTTGTGAATATCTGGAGTGCAACAAGTACAATACCTCAACCTTATGATGCCATACTAAGGGCAATAAATACAGCCGCTTTAATTGCAACAACTGCATCACAGATAAGCAAGATTAAAAGCACACCATTTGCCGGGGGCGGTTCAGTATCTGGAGGCGGTGCAGGTGCATCAGCAGGGGCAGGAGGAGTGCCGATTAACAACATATCAAATACTGCATCACTAGTTGATCAGCAACAGCAAGAGATTACTGCAAAGGTTGTAGTTGTAGAATCTGACATTACAACAACGCAGGAGAATGTTGCAACGGTAAGCGAGGTGTCGACATTCTAAAATTGACAACATTAAACAACTTTACATTATAGATTATGGAGAAACTATTTGAATTAGTAATTGATGAGCTTGACGAAAGCGGTGTATCAATGGTGGCGATCGTGGACGAACCTGCCATCATGCGCAATTACCAGACCTTTAAAGAGGCAAAGCCATTAGCGTTCAAAGTTGCAGACAATGAGAAGCGGATTGCCTCCGGGTTTGCAATGATATCGGACTTGCCAATTTACAGATGGGACGAGCAAACAGGGGATCATTACGTTGTATTTCGTAAACCAACCATTGAGAAGATAGTCAATAAGTTTATGAAGCAAGGATTGAATGCGGAGGTAAACATTATGCACGAATCTCCTACAAGTGATGTGTATATCTTTGAGAGTTTACTTATCGACAAGGAGAGAGGCATCAATGCCCCGGATGGATTCCAAGATGCTCCTGATGGTTCGTGGTTCGTATCAATGCGAGTTGATAATGATGAGGTATGGAGTGAAATTAAAAAAGGTACTTACAAAGGATTTTCTGTTGAGGGGATGTTTGCAAAAGAGGAGGCAGTTCCAACGGATGAACAGATTATTGATGCAGCCATTGACACAATCAACGGATAAAATTTGACACATAACAATTAAATTACATTTTAACTTAAAGAATCTCAAAAATGAATATTCGAGAAAATCTAAAAAATAACATTGAAGCTCTCAAGAAGTTAGCTTTTAATGAAACGGTTGAAGAGGTTGCAGAGCCAACGGCAGAGGCAACAGAAGAAACAACCGAAACAGAAGAAACAACCGAAACAGAGAAAGGTGCATTTATAGATGCTCAATTGTCAGATGGTACGATTGTAAACATTGAGCCAGACATTGAGTTGGGCGCATCCGTTGCCGTTGCCACAGAAGAGGGCATTGTTCCTGCTGAAGATGCAGAGCATGAATTAGCATCCGGGGAGAGAATCGTTACAGTTGGCGGTATCATAACCGAGATCATTGCCACAGAGGAGGAAGTTGTTGAGGAAGAGGTTGCAGATGAAATTGAGGAGGAAGAGATGAATGATGATGTCGTTACTCCGAATCCTAAAACCGTCATTGAACGGACAGAAGTAGAAAGAAAATTCGCAGAGCTTGAGGATAAACTTGCAGAGGCATTGAAGTCCAACGATGAGTTTAAGAGTCAAGTAATTGCTACGTTGGAGGATCTGAACAAAGAACCAAGTGCAGCCCCAACGGTTAAAAGAAAATTGGACGCATTCAAAAGAAACGAATTGACGTTTGAGGATAAATTAAGTAAAATCAAAAAACTAAAAAAAGCAAAGTAATATGAGTTTTGTAGTAGCATCACTTACGGATTACGTTGACCAAAGTTCAACTGATCTTTTACTACCTGCGGTTAGCCAAGGCAAGACTGCATCGTTAGTAACAATTCAAGCAGGGGTGAAGTCATCCGCTGCATTACAATTATTTGACAGTACAGTCGTTTTTCAAGATGATGCCTGTTCATTTGACGCAGATGGCGCAACCACATTCACACAACGTAACATCGTTGTGCAGGGTGTTAGAGTTCAAGAAGCTCTATGTCCAAAAGACTTAGAAGCAAAGTGGACACAGTTGTTGTTGAGTGCAGGTTCTGACTATGACGAATCTGATCTCCCGGCTGCATACATGGATATCAAAATGAAAAGATTGCAGGATGCTCTTGAACTAGCAGATTGGTCTGGGGCTGATGGAGTTGGTGTGGGTAACTTAGGTTTTTATGATGGGTTTTTGACCATCATTGATACTGCTGCTGCATCTGTTGATGGCAATGTTGATGGCGTGACAACTGTAACAGGAATCACATCGGCAAATGCTCTGAACATTGTTCAAGGTATTTACTCTGTTGTTCCAGAAGCAATTCTTAATTCTGATGATCTTGTTTGCTTTATGGGTTGGGATGCGTACAGAAACCTAATCATAAACATTACAGATACTAATTTCTTCCATTACGCAACAGATGATGCTGCGAGAAGTGGAGAGTTAATGTTGCCGGGAAGTAACCTACGGATCGTAGCAGTTGCAGGATTGACAGGAACTAACAGAATTATCACAGGTAGAACATCAAACTTTTACATCGGAATGGATGCAATGGGAGATGATGAGATGAAGATGTGGTATTCTAACGATGATCAGAATGTCAAGTCAAGCATCAACTTTAAGCGTGGCTGCCAAGTGGCATATCCTGCGGAGATCGTAGAGTTCACTTTAGTCTAATAAACTGAATTAATTAACTGCAACGGCAGGGCGTAATGCCCTGCTAATGCATAAAACAATAAAAATATGCCTTGTGCTTTAACATCTGGTGTAACCCGTTACAATTGCGAAGCTCCTGCCGGGGGCATTGAAGAGGTTTACCTCTTGGCATTTGAGGAGTTGACATCAATAACGGTTGCATCCTGTGAGGTGTCAGCTATAACAACAAGCGGTGCGCCATCGACATGGTATCGCTATGAGCTAAATGAGGAGATAGGATTGTTGGAAACAACCGAAACTAAATCTGTTCAGAATAACTCTTTATTTTATGATGCAAATCTTTCATTTACTGTTACAAAAAATGGAGGCATCAAAATGTAATGAGCTGAATCTTTTAGCCATTCAACGTATCGTTGCTATCATCAAAACAGTAGAGGGTAAATACTTTCTATTAGGAGATGAGAGAGGCGCACACAAAGCCGGGGGAACAAANAACAGTTCAACGGGTACTGCCTTTGGTGATCTCAACGGATATTCCATCAACCTAATGGCAAAGCAGACACATGACGTTTACGAAGTGGATTCAGCAGTCATTGCAGGTTTAACTATTTCTGTGTAAACAATTCGTTCATACAAATTGGGGGAGGGGAGTTGCTTGGTTGCATCTCCCTTTTTTATTTTGACACATTTACAACNTTTTATATTATAAACTATAGAAAGTCAAAAAGTCATTAATAGGCAACTACATTTATCATAAGGGTATGAAGTTCTTAATTGAGGATACTGCCAAGTTTAAGAAGATAGCAAAGGCATATGGATTAGATGTTTTTGAGAAAGCAACCAAAAAGAAAAAAGCGGATAAGCTAGACGATGCTAGTATTAACTAAAGATACTGCCAATACAATCCGGGTATCACTTGCAGAGCTATCAACATTGGCATCTCCTGTGTACCTTATTGAGTTTATTAGTGATATGTCATTGATAAGCACAACCTGTATTGCTCCAGATACATCGCTTTACCCTGCCCGATTCAATCAGTTTACTATCACAGAGCAAGTTGCTCCTGATGGTTTATTGGCTCAGATATTACTTGAGCCTGTTGGATTCTTTACCTATAATATTTACGAGCAGACAAGCGCAACGAATCTTTCTCCCGATGATCCCGGAGTTATCCTATTAGAAACGGGCAAGGCAAGGGTGTTGATTGATGGAGATAGGGAGTCAACGGCATTCACATACTATCAGAATCCTACTCCTGCATGGGCTGCGTGGGATGTTTTTGCAAGTGAAGGAATTTCTCCTGCTCCTCCATCTACGGATGCAACCTATAAGAATAGTGATGATAGCTTTGTGCAATCAATTGCTCCGGGAGTTACCTATATTGCCCCGGATATATCATTCACAGATTCAGATGGCACTATTATCCCGACTCCTGCTAATACAAACATCGTTGCAACTCCATGTGTTGCAGGAACAATCTACAACAGACCTGCTCCTCCATTCGGTCAAACGACAAGCAATTTTACCTATGAGTGAGGGGTGGCATTATCAAAATGGAACATACACAACAGGATATGCACAAAGCTCTGGGATTGTTCAGCAATTGGATGAGACTGATCTGAATAGAGAAACATTGGTTTATGATAATATTTGGAGCAACAAGCAACGATTTACAGACTCACAAGGCGGTCAAGATTATCTCTTAGCAACCAATAGTGCAACGGATTTGCGCAACGGTACACAAGACCATCTAACAGGGTTGGAGTGGGTAAATAGGAATGCGTTTTTTTTAGGGTTCAGCAACTCAAATTGGCTGAACAATTTAACCAATGTAGATGGCGCAACATTGTTGACCAAATCAGATTGGCGAGTGCCATCAATGGCTGAGATAAACACTATAACGAATCAAGNNAACGATCCTTTTGATAATGGAACATATTTCAGGATAACATCAACTGTGCCTACCTGCTCTATTCGGAGAGATTTAGCAACTCAATATTATAGGAGAACCATAACGCAAACTGTCACAACAACGAGTACGGGAAGCGGAACGACGGTAGTAGCTTTATTTGTTAGAACAATGTGAAAATTATGGAAGTATATTACAAGCAAAATACAGGCGTTCAGAACCCACAAGATAACAACCTTGATTATTTTGTTGTGCGTGTTCTGGGCAGCAACTATGAAACAACTCAAAGCATTGCAGAGGTCTTATTCTATGAGATTTTAGAAGATGCTCAAGAGGGTAAACTTGCCCCGGCACAAAGGATATGCCATTGGAATCCATCAAGCGACTCAACAACGCAGATGAGGGTAGAGCTTTTTGCATTGGCAGAGGTCAGCACAACGGCAGGAGAAGTGATAACATTAAACAACCCAACTCCACAAGATGGATAAATTAAAGAATAAATACAATGTAATTGCTCTTGACTTTTCAATGAGTAAACCTACCACAGATCAAGGAGGAGAGAAACAAGGAGTATGTTTGTTTTGGTACGGATAGAGAGTATAGAAACAACTATCCGCAGTATTTACTTGACCTATACAATAGAAGCTCCAAGCATCGTGCATTAGTAGATGGCAAGGTTGAATTTTTAACGGGCAGAGGTTGGAAGGTAGATGCTCATGCTAATGTAACTAATCAAGCGGTTGCACAAGCCAAAGCATTTATTGTATCTCCCAACCCGGATGAAACATTGAACAGGTTAAACTACTTGACCAACTTTGACGATGTACTTTATGGCGGTTATTACTTGGAGATCATTTGGAGCAAGGATAAGGAAAGCATTGCAGAGGTAAACTATTTAGATTTCCGATACATCAGAACCAATGAAGATAAGACGATGTATTATTTCACATCTGATTGGACAAGCAGAAAACCAGAGAATAATGATGATTGGGAGGTCATACCTCCATTCAACGTAAACGAAAGAAGAGGAAAGCAAGTTTTATCGGTTGATTGTAGTAACTCTAAAGAGGTATATCCTCTTCCAAGTTATCTACCTGCCGTTCCAATGATTGAGGCAGACTATGAGTTGGCTAATTTTGATTTGGCTAATATCAAGAATCAATTTGTTCCGAGCTTTATGATATCGTTTAACAACGGCATCCCAACGGATGAAGAAGCCGACATATTAGAGAAACAAATTGAGGAGAAGTTTAGCGGAACGGACAATGCCGGGCGGTTTATTTTAAACTTTAGTGATGCCAAAGATAGAAGCGCAGAGATAACGCCTATAACTCCAAGCAATTTAGACAAGCAATATACTATTCTTGAGCAGCGCATTGATTCAACTTTAACCATCGGGCATAGGGTTATAAATCCCATTCTTTTTGGTTGGGCATCAGAGGGTACAGGATTCTCAAATAATGCCGATGAGATGAGGGTTGCAATGGACAGTTATCAGAACAGATATGCAACTCCGAAACAAGAAGATAAGGAGCAGTTGTTTAACTCCATTCTGTTGGTTAATGGTGTGCCGGGAATCCTTGAGATTAAACCATTAGAACCTGTAATTGCTCAGATATCATTGCAGGAGGTATTGCCACATTTGACACAAGATGAGATAAGAGAGATGGCAGGATATGAGCCATTAGGCAATACGGATAGCCAATTTAAGACGCAGAGTGATAAGGATATTGAATCAATCATATTAGACCATTTCAGCAATTGCGGAATGGATGAAGATGAGTTTGAGATAGTATCATTCAGAGAGTTGGAATGCGAATCAATTGAGGAGTTTTTGATTGAAGATGATAAGGCGCAACAAGGGTTGATAAAGTTCGCAGCCCATCCCCGGATTAACAGATGTTGATTTTATCGGTTATGCAACAAACTACAAAATAATCCAGACGCATCTATTAAAGACATCTCAAGAGCTTTGCGGATTCCAGAGGATGAAGTTGTGAAAGCATTATCAAGGTTGCAGGGTTGCCGGGGCTATTGCCGTTGCAGAGCAAGATGGAATAATCAGAAGAGAGGTAACACAGGATGGACTTGATACGATTATTGAGGAGGCAGTTGAGCCACAATTAACGGTGGTTTATAAGTATGCCTTGAGAAGCGATGCTCCTGCGCTTAAAACAAGGTCAAGGAATTTCTGCATACAAATGATGTTGCAGAGGAAATTATACACAAGGGAGCAGATACAGAACTTGACAAATATCAATGCAAATGGTATGGGGCTTGATGTGTTCCGATATCGGGGAGGATGGTATCATAATCCGAATACAGATCGCAACACGAAATGGTGTAGGCACATATGGCAACAGGCGATAATTAGACGTAAACCAACAAACTAATGGCAAAAGTATTATTCATTACCGTAGACTACTATAAGTCGAACACAGTTACCTCTGACCAAGTAGGGGATAAAGTATTGGCAGCAACTATTGCAGATGCTCAGGCAATGTACATTGAGCCATTGTTGGGTACAAGATTATATGAGGAGTTGAAGAGCAAGATAATCGGAGGCACATTGGCAGGGGATTACTTGACCTTGATGAATGATTATGTTGTTATCACTTTGCTCAAGTGGACAGAGCATGATCTATTCTACATGAACAACTATAAGAATAGGAATAAAGGGGTGTCAACCAAGAACAGCGAAAATGCAACAACGGTATCATTCAATGATCTTAATTTCCTAATGGAGAAAGCCGAAAGGAAAGCAAATTTTTACGGTATCAAGTTGGTTGATTACTTGGTTTGCAATTCTAATCTCTTCCCGGAGTACTGCACTAATGATGAAGGCGGTGAGATCAGCCCTGTAAGTTCAGCAGCTAAGTCAGGGATGTACTTGGGTAATGCTAGGAAATTTTATACAAAGAAAGATGCGGACTATTGGGAGAACAAACGAAGATAAGCCAAAGCCCAAGAAGTGGAAATGGGGCAAGGCAGAAAAGGAGTTGATTAAATACTTTAAGCAAAGGTATGGCACTAAAGACTAATCATATCACTTACCTCCAGATGATTAACATCTTTGAGGTATTTGCCAATGAGCATTACGAAATCAATCATTTTGGTAATGGAGATTTCTGGGAGGTGGTTGAGAATATCAAGCTCGGAGATGGCTCATTTGATTATACAAACTATCCGTTGTTGTGGGTTGTAGATGCCGGGGCAACTTTCACAGATGGAGAGTTGGATTACTCCTTTCAGATAATTGTATGTGATATTCAGTTTGACAAGGATGGAGAAGCTGCCTATGAAAACCAGATAAAGAGTAATATGCTGTTGGTGTATCAAGACCTATTGGCATACATTAAAATCAATCCTGTATTCAAGGGTAGCTCTGTCAGAATCTTTGAGGGCGGCACATCAAATGGGCAATCCTTTACTGAACGATTTTCTGATAATCTTGTCGGATGGGTATTCGACTTGACAATAAGACAAGCAATAAACTTAAACATCTGTGAAATACCTAAAGCATAATGGAGGCGAAGATTGATAAAATATTGGAGAATCAAAAGCAAGATGAATACATCTTTGGCGGTGATTGAGGAAAAGATCAAATCAAAGGATAGGCGATTGAGCAAGGTTGAAGGGGAGATTGATGGGTTAAAGAAATTTAAATGGGGAGTGATAGGAACGGCAGCGGTCAGTATCTCTACGTTTGTTAAAAGTATGTTTGGATGAGGTATCAGATAACAGAAAATTTCAATTTGGATGAGTTCATTCACCCGGATTATATGCGCAAATTTGGGAAGAATGCTCTGTGGTTCATTGACCATCGGATAGTTACTATTGCCCAAGAACTGCGAACAGATTTAGGCGTTCCCATTACAATCAACAATTACGAAACGGGAGGTCAATACAAGTCATCCGGGTTAAGGGTGCAAGGTGCAAGGGTTGGCGCAAAGTACAGCCAACATAAATACGGCAGAGCCATTGACTGCAAGTTCAAAGGTATAAGCATTCAAGAAGCGTTTGATTTCCTTATGCACAATCAAGGCAAGTATTTTAATCTAGGGTTAACAACCATTGAGAACATTGAACATACGCCAACTTGGTTGCATCTTGATTGTAGGTTAACAGGACTGACAGAATATAAAATCGTGAATCCATGAGCAAGAAAGACAGACAAGCTAAGAGAGAAGAAAGGAAAGCCAACAGAAAGCCGTTCAAAGATACTGCCGTTGGGATATTCTTGAAAGAGAAAGCTCCCGACATTCTGGGAGGTGCGGTTTCAACCGTTGGGGATATATTCTCAATTGGAGGATTGGACAAGATAGGACAAGCAATTGCAGGAAGTAATGATTTAAGCCCGGAGGATAAAGTTGAGGCGCAGAGATTATTGGAGTTGGAAATTGAGGAGCAAAAGGAATTAACCAAAAGATGGGAGAGTGACAATAAGCAGGAGTTGATGTTGCCTAAACTTATCCGACCATCTATATTGGCGTATACTTGGATTCTGCTATCTGTATTGGTTGTGATGGATGCTTGTGGTGTATCAATTGATTCGGTGTATATCCGGGTATTTGAGATACTAGCATTGGCAGTAAACTCCGCATATTTCGGTGCGAGAACCATCGAAAAATACCACAGGAGTAAACATAAATGAACAACCGAAAAAGGTTATTTTATGACATCGAGACATCATTTAACATCATCGCAGATTTCTCCTGCGGATATAATAAGGTAATAAGACCTAATCAAATCATCAAGGAACGCCAGATAATTTGTATCTCTTGGAAATGGGAGGATGAATATGAGGTGCATTCCCTTAGTTGGGGCAAAAAGCAATGTGACAAGAAGTTGCTCCAGAAGTTCATCAAGATAATGAACCAAGCCGATGAGCTGATTGGACACAACGCAGACAGGTTTGATATTAAATGGATAAAAACCCGTTGCCTATTTCATGACATTCCAACAGAGGCATCTTACAGAACGGTTGATACATTGAAAATGGCAAAGTCTGTACTTTATATGAATAGCAATAAATTAGACTATTTAGCCGGGTACTTTGATATAGGAAAGAAAACAGACACAGGAGGTTTTGATCTGTGGAAAGAGGTCTGCTTGGAGAATGATCCAAAAGCTTTGCAGAAAATGATTGACTATTGTGAGAATGATGTGATGATACTTGAGGGTGTATTTAACAAGCTCAGAAAGATAGTCAAGCCAAAGACTCACTACGGTGCATTGTGGGGAGATGGGAAATACAGTTGCCCGGAGTGTGGTACTTGTCATGTCGGATTATCCAAGAGGTATGCGACAAGTACAGGAGTAATGCGGTTCAATATGAAATGCAGAAAGTGTGAAACAATGTATACTTTATCGGGCAAACAATACCAAGAATTGCTAAATTACAAAATGATAAACGGAATCAAATGATGAGAACAAAGGAGAATGATTATAGGGCAAGATATTATACCAACGAAGCGATTAGGCGCAGAGTTGATATGAGGCTCAAGAAGATGCACAGATTAACTCCATTGATGGATGCTACGGATGTAACAGTTGCGGAGCTTAAAGGGTTCACAAAAGAGATGGAACGGTTAAACGGAGAGATAAAGGAAATTGATGCCGAGTTCTGGGATGAAATTAATCTGATCTCCGCAGTATCTTAATGGCATCATCTAAACAGGTTATCACATTATATTGACCTTTCCAACTATCAGAGAATTGTTGCTCTGCCTCTGTTAGTTTCTGCGCTGATGGTACTTTGTTGCCGTCTTTGATTTTCGAATAAATAATTCTTTCCAGATCTACCAACGACAATATCCGGAAACCCTTTGCCGCAATCCGAGGTAACAGCAACCGAGTAGCCCATCCTGCGGAGCATTGTAACAATCTCTTTTTGATTTGCGTCCACCCTTGCTGCTCTTCTTGCCATGTTGTAAATATACGGCATTTATGTAACCGATTGTAAGGGGTTACAAAGGGGTTACAAATGTTAAATTTTAACATTAATATAATATATCTTATTAACAATGTAACTTGTAAGTGTTAATTCCGTATACTTACATATAACAAAAAACAAAAACACAGAAAAATGACAAACCAAGAAATAATTTTAGAATCTGAAGAAAGTTTAAAAAGGGTAAAAGAAACCTTGAAGCTAATGAAAGAAAGGGGTTGGTTTCTTTTAGCAAGATTGCAAGGCGAAGAAAGCAAATACGCAAAAAGCATTGCACATTATAAAAGGTCTTGAAAGAAGTTACTCGATAATTATCAAACGTTTAAGTAAATAATAACAACAGGGGGAGCAATCTCCCTTTTTTAATTGACAAAATGAAAGCGAGTAAATTAATAACTTGGAAACAACGCAGACAAATGAGGAAAGAGTACCGAAAGCTCAAATTAAAAAAGCGTGGTATTTCCTTCGAGCAATTTTTAACTGAAACAATTTTTTTTAATTAACAAAAAACAAAACAATGGAAATCAAAATTAAACATAACGGAGCTTTACAAACCAAAGACCTCTTTGACTCATTACAGTTTTTATCCTTAGTTGGAAATGAACTAACTTTCTTGCACAACGGAGAGCAAAAGACATCAAAAATAAAATCGAGCAGAACAACTCACGGGGGGAGAGATCATTATTTCATAGTGCCAAATGTTGTAAAAAATCATGGGCAAATGATAAGAATTAAAAATCCTTTTAAGGCATGAAAGCATTCACTTGGGTTGCCGGGAGCATGATATTATCTCTCCTCACTTGCTTAACAATCAACCTCAAGTCTGGGGGTTGGTTTTTTCTATTTACATTTATGTGGGGATTATTCCTAGCAATATGGCTCAGAAGGAAACAGTAAAAGCAGATAAGATGTGCAGCCAAGCACTAGCATATTTTTATGTTATGGCGCAGATCAGAACAAGGGAGCATTCATTCGAGATGCTTTGCTCCAGAGGACATGAAACAAATTGGTCATTGAATGAGGATAATTGGTGCAGGTTCGTTGCATTCCCGGTTGATGACTTTGACATTAAAAACTAAACTAAAATGAAAAATAGATCAGATTTATCGGATGCAAATCAGCTTAAATGGGTGTCGTTGAATAATTCAGAAAAACCCGATTTAGGATATTATAATTTACGGATAGTAGATTTGGAATTTCAGACAATAGAATGTGCATTTATAGGAGATGAATGTGTACGGTTAGACGTGGAGAAACACATGTGGACATCCTTAACTCTTGAGAACTTACAGGTATTAATGGAATTGCTTAAAGCGAACAAATGAAAAACTAAGCCAAAACAGAGAAGATGGACATTAGAAAATATACGGAGTACGTTTGCGACATTGCAAATGATGCGGTTAAACACAACCCGGAAAAAAATATTCAAGTGATAGATGCCGTTGGGGAGGCTGAGGTCAATGGAGTAAAATACCAAATTCAAATTTTACTTGAACCGAATGAAGAGTGTTGGGTGGATCATAGCAAGGGTGCGGTTATAAAGAAAGTAGGATAAAATGAAAGATAATACCAAAATATACATCTTGCTTTTAATCATCTTTTTATTGTGCATTATAGGTAAGTGTTCATCCCAGACAATTGAGGGCGTTAAATCGCATCTAAATGCGTCAGGGGTGCAAAATAAAGAGATTGTATTAAGGCAGATAATCCTTGAAACAGGATGGCTATCAAGTTACTCCTGTAAATATCGGCATAATCTGTTTGGATTTCGGTACAAGGGCAGGTACTTGGAGTTCAATTCTTGGGAGGAGTCTGTTGAGTATTATGCCAGATGGCAAAAACGACATTACAAGGGTGGGGATTACTACGAATTTTTAAAGGAGGTCGGTTATGCAACTGATCCAAAGTACATAACAAAACTAAAGCAGATAAAATTATGACAAAGACGAAGATAACAGAGAATGAACAGGCTAAAGAATTAATCGCATTATTCTATCCGGGTTCGGAGGTTCAGCAAGATTTTGGAGAGTTCATGGATGGCAATGATAATGATGATTGGAGATGGGAAATGGCAAAGCAGTTAAGCATTAAATGTTGCGATAAGATACTTGAGGCAATTGATATGCAGAGAATCCAGAGCTTGGATGTCATAGAGTATTGGGAGAATGTGAAACAATTAATTGAAAGCAAATGAAAACAAAAATCGATTACAGGAGTAAGGTTGGCAAGGAGCTAGGTATCATTCTCAATGCCTGTTGTGAAGCGTATGATGTCAATCCTCAAGATGTGCGAGGTATCTCCCGGAGGAGGGGCGGTATAATGGAGGCAAGGCAGATGTATTGTTATGTAGCCCATAAGAAATTTGAGCATACATTGAGCAGGATTGGAGGCATCATCAAGCGAGATCATTCAAGTGCTTTGCATTCTGTCAAGAGTGTGCAGAATTTGATTGATACGAATTATCAAGATACGGAGGAGAAGTTTAAAGTGATATGCAAGAAGCTCCTGCATCTGGACAGAGTGATGTTGGTCAACCTAGCAAGGGAGAGGATCAGACGCAGAGATAAAATGAATGAACGTGATAAAAGATTTATCAAGCAGTTCAGTTATTAACAATGAATTAGTATATTTGTGAAACAAAACAAAAACAAAAATTATGTCAGTACAAATCTTAGAAGATAGGGAGCAGTATGCGAAAGTGTTATACTGCTCAAGTACAATGATGCCCATCGGATGCATAATGCTTTACTCTGATGATGCAGAGCATTTCCTTGAATGGTTAGATAAGGATGCCCGGCTCTATGAGAAAGGCGAATTGATTGATCAATATTACAAGTGGAGAGAGGAGGTTGCAAATGGAGAACATGACTAACGAAGAGAGGCAGTATTGGTTGAGTAAAGCTCCCAAGCAAAAACAGAACAATTACATAAACTATAAATTTAAAGCAATGACAAAAGCAGAAAAACTGAATGCGTTGTATAAAAAATACAACCTAACAAAAGACGATTATTTCAAACACAAATTTTACACGATCATCACAAGGTCTGGCATTGACAAGATACAAGCACAGGCAGGGATTAACATTGAGTACATTCTTGAACATTACTCCGCAGATAACAAGTGCGTGATAATACAAGCATTCGCAGAGATGGGAGATATCAAGATACAGACATTCGGAGAGGCATCTCCGGGTAATACATCTAATGCCTATCCTGTTGCAATGGCAGAGAAACGTGCCATGAGCAGAGCCTGTCTTAAACTTACGGGATTTTATTCTTTAAATGTATTCTCCGAAGATGAGGCAGATGAGTTCAAGCGAGGAGGTGACAAATGAATCTCCCGGAATTTAGGATCAGATGCTCTGCGATAGGTCAGATAAATGACCAACTCCAGAACAAAAGGGCAGCTCTCAAAGACTGCACAGACCTACGTTGATACGTGGATAAAGGAGCATATTTACAAACGCAGGAAAGTGATAACTAGCAAGTACTTTGATAAGGGTAACATTGTGGAGGATGAGAGTATTGCCTTTGCCGGGAGAGTGTTGAACATAGATATCAAGAAAAATGAGAAGAGATATGCTGATCATTATCTGATAGGTACTCCCGATGTTATAACCGATGACTATGTCATTGATGTTAAAAACAGTTGGGATTGCTTTACCTTTCCTCTCTTCTTTGAGAACGTGCCGAATAAGGATTATTTTTTTCAAGCACAGGGTTACATGGCATTAACAGGGCATCATCATTATAAGCTTATCTATACCTTATTAGATACTCCAGATTCATTAATTGAGAGAGAGTTCAACTATGCTGATACATTAGACTTTGATTCCTTTGCAAAGGATTACAGATACAGTAATATTGATGACACATACAGAATCAAAATCTTTGAGATCGAGAGAGATGATGAGGTCATTGATGCCATTGAGCAGAGGGTAATGGAGTGCAGGAATTACATTGAAATATTAACCAAATAAAATAAACGATTATGAGTGAATTTAGTATTAACGGACAAATCAAATGGATGGGCGAATTGCAGACGTTTGATAGCGGATTTCAGAAAGTGGAATTTGTGGTAACAACAGATGATAAATACCCACAGGATTTAAAATTCTCTGCCAATAAAGAAAAGGCAGATTATGTATTGAAACATAACAAGGTAGGCGATCTTGTATGCGTTGATTTCAACATCCGAGGCAATGAGTATAAAGGGAACTATTATATTAATCTGGATGCTTGGAAAATAGCAACGACAGATGGCAGCAACTTTCAAGGAATCAAGCAAGAGAAACCCGGAGGAGGTAAAGCGATA